ACGTTTCTCAATTTAACATATCTCAAGTTCAAGATCATAGTGCTGGTGTAATTGATGGTGTTAACTTTATAATATTAAAAGAAAAAATAGAAGACTCTGCTAGATTTGAAGGTAGGTTTTTTGTAAAAATTCTTAGAGATGAACATTATAATCAATTTGTAACGTCAAGTATAACACCTGCTGATACTAATATAAATTATACAACAAGTCCAAGTACTACTAAAAAAATATATTACTATGAGTCTGTTACAGATACTAGATTTAATACAGTAGCTCATCATGGTAATGGTACTGCAAATGGAGCAGAGATATGGGGTCTTAATAGTAATTACGATGATTTTACTGATTATGATGGTCTTAGTGCTAGTTATCCTTTTATGGACGATTCAACAACATATCCTTCTGGACAGGCTGGTGGTGATTTAAATGCTTTTTTTGAGTGTGAAAAATCAATAATAGAAGCTGTTGGTGATTTTGATTATGACAGTGCTTTTACTGGTCAGTTTGGGTATGATGAAAAAGGTTTCGGTACAATAAAAAGCTGGAGAGCTTATTTTAGAGGCCTTAATACAGCTATTGATCCAGACGCTTCTTCTAGCGACAGGGTAAATACTTTACATATAGAAAATGATAGAGCTAACGCTAAATTTGAAGATATTTGGTATTTTAATTCTACTAAATATTCTTATAATCTACCTTATTATACTGGTTTTGAAGTTAGCGTAGATTATCCTATAAAAAATAGTACTATTGTTCACGCTGACTGGCAAACTAAAACAGCTGTTACAAACTATGCTAACTCTGCTATAATAAACGTTAGTTTTGGTGGTATAGAGCCGGAAGTAAATACAGGTTGGCCTGATGATGGTACTAATGCTTCTCCACATTATCCTTATTATGATAGTAAATTTTTTGATTTAGAAAACCACACTACTTTTAAACCAACACAAGAAGCATTTATTAAAAAAATAGCTAGTGGTAGTCAGTTTAGATTTGCTGAAGATCCTAATGGAGAAGTTTATACAATAACAGATGTAGTTGTAAGTTATTTAATAAACTATGACAATTTATGTGAAGCAGAAAACCAATTACCTCCAAGTAATTATAATCATCATGCTAGACAAGCTGAAATAATAGGAAATAATTTTAATAGTAGTGTTGGAAATTTAGTAGAGTATGATTCTCCAAACGTACCAACAACAACTCCTGGAACTGGTAATTATCATTTTAGAACACCTACTTTTTATTCTGCTCCTAATTTTTCTGTAAATTATAGTATGGTTTTAGACAAGCCGCTTGGTTGGAACCCTATTGGAACTCCAGGATCAGCTATAACTGGTGGTTTAGAAATAGAATTAGCCGCTTCTGGTGGTACTCAAATTACTCAAAATAGTGGATTATTTAGTTTAAGAGTAGATAGTATAACTGGTACTACGCCTGCTGGAGATACTGTAAGCGTAGAAGAA